ACCTTATTCCTGTAAAAGATGATACCTTCGTCAGCTTTGGTAACTTCGCTGATATTAAAAAAATTATTAAGTCCAATCTATTTTACCCTACGTTCATTACGGGTCTTTCAGGTAATGGTAAGACGTTCTCTGTTGAACAGGCCTGTGCCCAATCAAGACGAGAACTCATTCGTGTAAACATTACTATTGAGACTGATGAAGACGATCTTATTGGTGGGTTTCGCCTTGTCGATGGGGCAACTGTTTGGCATAACGGACCTGTCATTGAAGCACTCGAACGTGGAGCAATCTTGCTACTCGATGAAGTTGACCTTGCTTCCAACAAAATTCTATGTCTCCAGTCCATCCTTGAAGGTAAAGGTGTGTTCTTGAAAAAGATTGGCAAATACATTACGCCTGCAGAAGGTTTCAACGTATTCGCAACCGCTAATACTAAAGGTAAGGGATCCGAGGACGGACGATTTATTGGAACTAACGTGCTCAACGAAGCATTCCTTGAAAGGTTTCCTGTAACCTTTGAACAAGAATATCCTACTCCTGCAGTAGAACAGAAAATTCTTGCATCTATTTGTGGTGAAGTTGAGTTCTGCAAACGTCTTGTGGACTGGGCGGACATCATCCGTAAGACCTTTTACGATGGTGGTGTTGAGGAAGTTATTTCAACACGTCGTCTAGTCCATATTGTTAGAGCTTTTGGTATCTTTGGTGATAAGGCAAAGTCCATTCAAGTCTGTCTGAATCGTTTTGATGATGAGACAAAACAAGCGTTTATGGATCTTTATGATAAAGTTGATTCAGATGTAGACTTTGTGGGAGAGGCTTGATATAATATGGTTAACTCATGGTCTTTACTATTTGATGAATTGAAAATGAATGAACACTCAAAGTATTATTATGATTATGATCGTAATGATCCTGACCGTAAGAATCCTTTTATTAAGAAGGATGATGGACGTGATGAAGATGGTCGGTATCCTGCCGACCATCCCAGCCAAGATTTCTGGCATGAAGATGGCTTCAGTTTGACTGGAAATCCCACTCCACCGTCATCCGATACAATCTCTTTTGACTTTGGTAGATCTGATGAAGGTATAACAACTTTCGGTGCAGCACAACAAGTTCCCATGGAGAGTGTAATCGGTGGACAAGATACACTTAGTTTTGATATGAACTCATCTGATATGGACTTTATCAGTGCTAATGGAGGGTTTGAATACACTCCACTTCCTGCTAAAGATGATATGAACGTCTCAATGCAAACTGACAATTGGGTCTACGAATCTCCTGATGGGGGTAAAACTGTAACTCGCCGCCGACCTGGTGACGATTACACCAAGAAAGAAGTAATCGTCTCCCCCAAAAAAGAAGAAACTGTTCCTCATTTTTGGAAGTTTGAAGAAGATCTCACCCTTAAGGAGGTCCGTGAATATCTTTCTGGAACTTATAAATCTCACTACACTTCTAAAGAGTCTAAAACTCAGACTCTCGATTTGATTGAAAGTATCGGTGATGCAGAAGCATTTACTAGATCAAACGCAATCAAATATCTTTCTAGGTTTGGAAAGAAGGAAGGCAAGTCTAAACTTGACATCCTTAAAGCAATCCACTACTGTATTCTACTCTACCACTTCGCTGGACTTCATAATGCAAACGAAAACCCCTTTGAAACTTTCTGATCGTACTGTTAATCTTCTGCGTAATTTTTCGTCAATCAATCAGTCGATTCTTTTCAAAGAAGGTAACAAACTTCGCACCATTAGTGTGATGAAGAACATTCTTGCGGAAGCGAACATTGATGAGGAACTTCCTCAAGACTTTGGTATCTATGATCTAGGTCAATTTCTCAACTCACTAAATCTATTTCAGGAACCAGAACTTAACTTTAATGGTTCTAGTTATGTGACTCTTAAGGAAGGACGACAAAAGTCTAAGTACTTCTTTGCTGACCCAAGTGTCATTGTTTCTCCTCCCAATAAGTCTATTGATCTGCCTACAGTTGATGTTAACTTCACTCTAAAAAGTTCTCAACTAGACCGTCTTCTTAAGGCTGCTGCAGTTTATCACCTTACAGATCTATCTGTCATTGGTGAAGACGGAGAAATCAAAATGATGGTTCATGATCGTAAGAATGATACTTCTAACGATTTCTCTATCGTTGTAGGCGAGACGACCAAAAACTTTGGTCTCCATTTCAAAGTTGAGAATATTAAGATCGTTCCTGGTTCTTATGAAGTCTCTATTTCTAGGAAACTTATTTCTCAGTTTAAGTCTTCTGAGTATGATCTTACATATTACATTGCTCTTGAACCCGATCTTACTTGGGAAGATTGATGAGTAAAGACTGGACGGCGATCTATCAGAATCTTCCTGATGAAGAAAAAGATAAGATCGCTATTCTTCGAGTGATGGAGTGTTCAAACGGTGTTATCCAACATGCGTTTCGAGATAAAATAGATTGGGCTCTTTCCATCGATGATACAAGACGTGCTATGAAATTTAGTATGTCTTGTATGAAAAACCTCGAAATTCCTTTGCTGGATGAGACAGTCACATTTGCGCCAGAGACTCAAGTTCTTCTACGTGAAGCTCGTCAACTTTATGTGGATGGTGTAAAAAAAGGAAACGAAGAATCTTTATCCGAATTTATGGAAGTTTCTCGGGCCACTGTAAGAGGAGTTGGTCTGACTAGAATCTTTTCCGCGGCTAAAACTTTGAAACAAAACATTGACGACATCCCCCCTGAGGCGATAACATGGGGTGTATCCTACATCATGCAGTTCTTCGATAAAGAAGAAATTGAAACGCACTTATTATGAACATCTTTGTAACAGACCCAAATCCACGTCTATCTGCAATGGTTTTGCCCGACAAGCATATTGTCAAAATGCCACTTGAGTGTTGTCAGATGATTTCTATCATCTACAGCAAGTGGTATTTTAATTGGGGTGAAATTCACCGCAAAGATGGACAACCTTACAGTACTGCAAAAGGTGCTTTTCGTAATCATCCTTGCACTCAGTGGGCTGCAAAAAATCATTACAATCTTGCTTGGTTAATCCAACATGGATGTGCTTTGACTACTGAGTATCTACATAGGTATGGAAAGATTCACACTTGCGCCAAAACTCTCTTTGAAGCAAAAAAATTGTATCATCGTGTAGTTGGAGAAGTGGTTACTTGTTATAGTATGGCTGATAATTTTACCCGTGCGATGCCAGATGAATATAAACTTGATACAAGCATTGACACTTTTACTGCTTACAAGATGTATATCGCATCCAAACCTTGGGTTGCATCTAATTATCTTCGTGACGAATCCCGTAAACCAAATTGGGTCTGAACTATGAAAGATCAAAATCAGATTGCTGATGAAGAAAATAAACAAGACAAGTGGAATCGTGGACTTGATATTTTTATCGAGTCTGTAATCAAACCTGATCCTGCTCTTCGTCAGTGTGCTCATAATCAAAGATGCTTTAATGAACTAATGGATGTTCGTGAAGAAGTTCTTAATCATCTCAAAACATTACGGTGGCATTAATGAAACTACTGAATAAAAAAACTTCTCGTATGATGATGGAGATTCAACTAGAGAACATTTGTAAAATTGTTAATGGAACCTGGCACCGACAATCACTCCTCAATTCTAAAGGAGAACGATCAGAAAGAATCATCATCACGTATCCCAGTCCTGATGAGAGCGCTGAGAGTTGATGTGAAAACCCAAGTCACTGTCCTCATCAACGATGATGATGATTACTGGGCAATCAAACACAACGCAATGCAGCAAGTGCATGATGACATTCACTGGCACTTGAAAGATAAATTTATTATTGATTATGAACAACACTGAATTTCTTTGGGTTGAAAAATATCGACCTAAGACTATTGAAGAATGTATTCTTCCTGAGGATACTAAAAAAACTTTCATGTCATTTTTGGAGAAAGGTGAGATTCCTAACTTGCTTCTTGCTGGACCTCCTGGTATTGGAAAAACAACTATTGCTAAAGCGTTATGTAATGAACTTGGAGTAGATTACTATGTCATCAACGGATCCGACGAAGGTAGATTTCTTGACACTGTACGGAATCAAGCCAAGAACTTTGCTTCGACCGTATCGCTTTCGGGAACTGATGCAAAGCACAAAGTCATCATTATCGATGAAGCTGACAACACGACCCACGACGTACAGCTCCTACTACGGGCAAATATTGAGACGTTTTATAAAAACTGCAGATTCATCTTTACCTGTAACTACCGAAACAGAATTGTCGAACCAATCCAATCCAGATGTTCCGTCATCGAATTTGGAATTACAGGAAAACATAAACCTGCCATTGCCTCCAAGTTCTTCAAAAGACTCCAAACAATCCTGGATTCGGAAGGTGTTAAATCTGATCCAAAAGTCCTAGCAGAACTAATTAACAAACACTTCCCTGACTGGAGACGTGTCTTGAATGAATGTCAAAGACATGCATCTTCAGGAGAAATTGACTCTTCTATCCTTGCTAACTTTTCCGATGTCCATATTCAAGACCTTATCAAGGCGCTTAAGAATAAGAAGTTTCCCGAAGTACGTAAATGGGTCGTCAATAGTTTGGACAATGATCCTAGTGTACTTCTCCGTCGTCTTTATGATGCTCTTTTTGAAACCCTTGACGGTCCTAGTGTTGCTGCTGCTGTCCTCATTATTGCTAAATATCAGTATCAGATCGCGTTCGTAGCAGATCAAGAAATTAACTTGCTTGCTGCGATGACTGAAATTATGGTGGAGTGTGAATTCAAATGATTAATGCAAAATTGATTCGTATCATGACTGGTGAAGAAGTCGTGGCCGAACTGGTATCAGAAACTGAAGATAGTATTACTATCAAGAATGGTCTTGTGGTAATCCCACAAGCACAGAATGTCGGATTTGCTCCTTGGGCTACAGTAATTTCTAAGGATAATCCAGAAATTACAGTCTCCAAGTCCCATGTAATTTACATGGTAGAAGTTGATGAATCTGTTAGGACCAAGTATAATGAGATTTTCGGGAGTAAACTTGTTACTCCAGAAGAAAAGAAACTGATTATCTGATGTGATGAAAAAGAAACTTAAACATCAGGTCAAGTCCAGATGGTATTATGTCTTTTGGGGCATCGCTACAGTCTCTGTAGTTTCTGGACAGTTGTACGTTGGAAGTGGATACAGACTAATGTCTGCTTCTATGAAGGAGTTAATTGAACATGCAGCTAAGTGAAACGGATGCGGTGTATGCAGCTAGTAAGTTCATCAATTACTTTTCAAACACGGGAAGGATTGATGAATATCTTCGCACGATCAAACTAGATCGTATTGCTGACCAACCACAATCTCTTTTTGGTATGAGACCTGAGGATGATCTCTTCAGTGACTTTGATATGCATCCTCAAGACATGGATATAAAAATTTATCCAGCTGGTCAAAAGGATAGAACAAATTCTTTTCAGAATGAATATTTCAATGAGAGACTTCAAATCACGATGTCTCATGCTTTTGAAACATCTATTCCTGGAAAATCTTTGAAGTGGATTGTCCAGGAAAAGAATACTGATAAGACTCTTGGATTTATTAGGTTCGGTTCTCCTACTATTAATAGTAAACCTCGCAATGAGTGGCTAGGAGATACTCCAGAACTCAGTAGATTTAATCGCCATGCAATCATGGGATTTGTCATTGTTCCGACTCAACCCTTTGGGTTTAATTATCTGGGCGGTAAACTTCTGGCACTTCTTTGTTGTTCACATGCTGCTAGAGAACAGTTAAATAGTAAGTACGGTTCTAACATCTGCCTGTTTGAAACAACGTCCCTGTACGGGTCTACAAAGTCCTCCTCACAGTACGATGGACTCAAACCCTACATGAGGTATAAAGGACTCACTGACAGCGATTTTACACCCCTTCTACACGACGATATCTTTAAGGATCTGAACAAATGGTTTATCGCAAGGAACAACGACAAACTCCTAGTGAAGGAGGACGCATCGAGCCGCAAACTCAAAACGCAACAGAAGATGATATCAATCATCAAGAAAAACTTACCTTCTCAAAAGGTTGCGGAGTTCCAAACTGCGATTGTAAGTGCAAAAAATCTAACTGAACAAAAACGTTTCTATATGTCTGACTATGGATTCGGTAATGCTCGTGAAGTTATTCTTGGTCAACAAGAAACTCTCTGTCCTGGACAGAATTATGAAAAGTTTTACACTGAGAATTTGATTACTTGGTGGAAAAATAAAGCTTCCAAACGATATGAGAAACTAAAGTCTGAGGGTAGACTTCGGACTAAACTTGAAACTTGGAATACAAATCCTGATGAGATTGATATTATCCGATGACTTGTGAAGTAACTCTGTTCAAGGCGGGAAAGGTATTTAAAGAAACTGTGATTGCACGGGATTATCAAGATGCTAGGGAAGTCGCTCTAGCAAGAAATCCTGGGGCAACTGTCGTTAGTGTTACTGCTAAATTCTAATGAAACCATTATCTGAATATGAATTTGGTGGAAGAGAGGCATCTCCTGTCAATATGTTGTTGCTTATTAGTGACCTTGAGGGAACATATCAGAATCTCAAGTATATGGGATTTGGTGATGACATGAAAGTCCTTGAAGAAATGAAAGGACGATACTATAAAATGTACTTTAAAGTGAAAAAGGAATGGAACTCAAAGACTGGTTGAACTCTATTAACTTCAATAAACAAGATCTCATCAAAGAAGATCCTGACCGTGAAAAGAAGTACACTGCTTTCATTATAAACAAGTGCCTGTCTGGGTTTCTAGATACTATTATGTTTGCTAATGAGATGAATTTGTCTCATCAATTACCAAACAAACTTCAATATGACTTTTATCTAAATAGTCTCAGGAAAAAGAAGAGATTCTCTCCTTGGCTCCGAAAAGAAAAAATTAAAGATCTTGATCTTGTAAAACAATACTATGGCTATAGTAATGAAAAAGCAATGCAAGCTTTGACTATTCTAAATACGAAACAACTGGACTACATTAGAGAACGACTTGACGTTGGAGGTACAAAATGACTGCATTTGCAGAGCCTGAAGTTAACTGGTCTGCCGATCAGATGGTAGAAGTGACACTAAATGAACCTGATGATTTTCTAAAGGTTCGTGAAACTCTAACAAGAATCGGTGTAGCTTCTCGCAAGGAAAAAAAGATCTATCAATCCTGTCACATTCTTCATAAACAGGGTAGATATTATATTGTCCACTTTAAGGAACTGTTTGCCTTGGATGGTAAACATGCTAACCTTACTATTAATGATGTACAAAGACGTAATCGCATCATTAATCTCTTGAGTGATTGGGGACTTATCAATATTGTCAAGCCTGACGATACTACTGATGTTGCTCCTCTAAATCAAATCAAGGTCTTGTCATATAAAGATAAAAATGACTGGACACTAGAGACAAAGTATAATATTGGTAAAAAGAAAAAGGTGGAAACCGTATAATTCTTGGGGGGTTTACCACCCTCCTTTTTTTATGGTATAATATCTAAATAGTGATGGATGCCTTCGGGGTCCTCACAACACAAACTCGCTTTTTAAGGAGCTACTATCATGGGTGGAAACCTACAAAGATATCAAGCGTCTGATCTTCCTCAGTTGTTTGATCGAATCACTCGTAATGCCATTGGGATGGACGATTATTTTGATCGTATCTTTACTCTCAATGAATCGGTTAGCAATTACCCTCCATTCAATCTTGTCCAAGTAAACAATGTAGAGTTTAGGCTTGAAATTGCACTAGCAGGATTTAAAAAGGAAGAGGTAAATGTCTTCACAGAATTTGGGAAACTCTTCATTGAAGGAAAGAAAGAAGATGAGACTCAAGATACCTATGCCCATCGAGGCATTGCTCAAAGATCATTCGTCCGTAGTTGGACTATCTCTGACGATACAGAGATTCGCTCGGTTGTCTTTGAGGATGGGCTATTGACGGTTGAACTAGGTAAGGTTGTCCCTGACCACCATCTTAGAAAAGTATGGTTCTAAATACTTAGGAATATCGTCGCCGCAAGGGGGAGTCTGGTCACAGTCAGACACACCCCCCTTTTTTTGTCTCTAAATATAGTTGTAGTGGGAGTTTTATGATGCTTTCTACCCAATATAGATTGAAGTTAGAGTTTATTTGTAAATGTATTGCTAATAATGAAGATGTAAAACTAGATGATATGATCTGGGCACAGAAACTTGCTAAGGCAAATACATCTGCTAATGAAATGTTGAAGATGGCAAGACGCCAAGCATCACAAAATATTGAAGAGGGTAGCACAGACGATTTTCTGAATAGGATGGGTTTAGGAGATCCCGATCCATCCAATCACAAAAAGGGATTTAAAGACGCTGACGATATTAAGAGTTGGTTTCAGCAAGATAAACCTGATGATTGGAGACAACGTGACTGATTATGTCTGTGTGCAAACATGGAACCCTATTTTTCAACGTATGCAGTATCATTGGGTTCACAAGTCTGAAAAAGATCCTGTGCAATTTGTAAAAAATCTCAACCCAGAGCAAGAACTGCTATGAGTAGCAAGATGATGTTCGTGGTTGATGCTGGTAACGGCAGATGCATCACTCACGA